GTTAAATGATTTTGAAGATACAGGAAAATTGTATCAAAAATCTGAAGCTGCAAGAGCAGCATTAGCTAAAAATCAAAATGCTCAAAGAGAAAGAATGGTAACACAACAAAGACAACAACAAGCAGAACTACAAGAAACTCAACAAAAGTTTTGGGGGAACATTTCTGATACGCTTGATGAGTCAAATTCTTTTGCTGGTATTTCAATACCTAATAAAGAAAAAAATAAATTCTTTGATTACTTATCTACACCTGTAACTAAAGAAGGACATACACAAAGAGATTTAGATCATGCACAAGCAGACTTAGATGTTAAGTTAGCTATTGATTATCTAATGTACACCGGGTTTGATTTGAGTCAATTAATCGATTCAAAAGCAAAAACTCAAAATGCTAAAACGTTGAGAGAACGTATTAGCGCAAATGAAGATAAGGTTAAATCTACTCGCAGATCAACAAGACAAAGTAAAACTGTTGATTACGATAATTTAGACCTTAATATATAACAACGGCAATTCTTCAAGGAAACTTGAATTTTGTATACTAACTTTAAAAAATAATTAAAACATGAACGGAACAAACATAAGCGTACAAAAAGCGTTTTACAATGATTCGCAAATGACTGATATGAACAGTTTAGCGAATGCACTTTTGTCAAAACCTACGGAGTTATCTCCAATTATCACTCATTTAGCAGGTAAAGATGATAAACGTTTTCCATTATCTTTCTTAACAGAAGGTGTTGGAAATACTAAATCTATTGACAACTTAGAATATGAGTATCGTGTGGCAACACATAGGTTAAGAACAAGACCAGTTGTAGTAACAAATGGAACAGCGAATCTTGGATTGGGAGGATCAACTTTCGAGTTGGAATTCCCTGATAAACATTTTGTATTCCCATACGTATTGGTATCTAATTCAGGTACTCAAGCGCGTATAATGAAAGAACCACAGCAAGTATCTGGAGGATCTTCTTGGAAATACACTTTACAATTAATTAACCCTGCAGCTACAGCAGTTTTAGCTGCAGCAGATGCTACAACAGGAGCACTTTGGGCTCAAATGTATGCACCAGTAGGAGTAGACTTCTCTAGAGGTAATGCTTCAAACTGGGAAACTCCAGGAAAAGTAAGAAACAAACTAACTACAGTTAGAAAATCTTACCATATGTCTGGAAATGCTAAAGATTTTGTAGCAGAATTTGCTTTACCTACTAAAGGTGGATCAACTACAAAACTTTGGATGGACTATGAAGAGTACTTACACATGCTTGACTTTAAAGAAGAATGTGAAATGTATTACTGGTATGGTCAAAAAACTTATGATTCAAATGGTACGACTTTTATGAAAGATGAAAATGGTCAACCTGTAATCGTAGGTCCAGGTCTTTTAGAGCAAATCGTAAATAGCGATACTTACTCTGTAATGACTGAGACAAAATTAAAGAACATCATTGGTGATTTATTTTATCAAATGACTGATGCTGCTCAAAAACAAGTAACTCTATACACTGGTACTGGAGGAGCTAGAGAATTTGACGAAGCTCTTAAATCACATTTTTCAGGCGCTGCTGGTTCTTGGAAAGTGGGGGGAGAGAATCGTTTTATTACTGGTTCTGGAAGATCACTAGGTATGAGTGGTTACTTTACTTCGTACGAGCATATTGATGGACACACTGTAAACGTGGTAAAATTACCATTGTTTGATCATGGTGCTGTTGCTCAAGCTCGTGCAAAACACCCTATTACAGGATACTCATTAGAATCTTATAGAATGGTATTTGTTGACCAATCAAATTATGACGGTCAAAACAACTTACAAATGATCTCCAAAAAAGGTCGTGAATCTATGAGATGGTGTGTAGCTGGGTCTGTTGTTCCTAGAGGATTTGATTCTACAAGTTCTAGAGCATCTGACGTTGATGGGGCATCTGTACATATGTTGAAAACTGCGGCTATCTGCTTAAGACGTTTTGATACTTCGCTAGACATCACTTGTACAGCTTAATTTGGCATTAATTTGCGTTTATATATTGGTTTTTGGTTGAGGTTGTGGGGGAGCAATCCCCCACTTCTTTAATTGATCGTTATACGGAGAGTTATTCTTTACATCCACTTAATTAAAACTTAAAAAGAACTAAATTATGAGTAAAAAAGTGTACCTTAGGAGAAGAGATTTAGATAATCACTTACCTAAAGCAGTAAGAGCCGAAGCAGTAATGAGGCTTAGTAGTGTCTTTGTAAATAGACAACCTTTAAAAGGGTTTTCTTTAGAAGAAGAAAAAAAATATATGTTAGGAATATTAGATGTTAATCCAGATCATGTTGATTGGCCTAAACATTCTAAGTTGTTTTGGTCAGAGCTTAGTATTCCTGTAGGATTTACAGGTATAGAATTAGAGATTGGAAAAACTGATGATGGATCTCCAATAAGTGTAATGGATTATATTAAATATAATTTTGCTTTAAAACATCCACATGTAGCTTTGACAAAAAGTGAAATGGAAACAAATCTTACAAAAAGATTTTATATTCAAGATCTTACAAGAGAAGACAAAGTTAAAAATAATTCTATCCAGCTTAGAAAAGATGCAGACAAAGAATTTATTAAAGTATCTTCAAATATAAGTAACATGAAAAGAATTTTAAGATTAATGTCTAATACTAATCCTGAAAGAATGACAGACGAACAAATTGAAAATTCTTTATATGAAATTAAAAATAGTGAGCCTGCAAAATTTATTAAAATAGCAACAGATTCAAATTTAGAAGTAAAAGCAGAAATTGAAGAAATGGTTTCAGCTGGAGTTTTAAGAAAAATTGGTAATCAAGTAATTTTTATTGACGAAGTAATTGGCGATACAATGGATAACACTGTAGTTTATTTAAAAGATAAAAAGAATTCTGGTACATTAACTTTATTAAGAGCAAAACTTAAAGAATTATCATTAGTATAATATGAATGTAGCTGAAATGCATCTAGCAATCGAGCAAGGAGTGGATAAAATAAATTCACTCCAAGCCGATCTGCTTCTTCCTCAAGAAATAGATATTGAATTAAATAAAGCTCAGATGAGATTTATTAACCTGAAATATGGGAAAGGTAATAAGTATGGGGCAGGATTTGAAGAAGGTCAAAAAAGAATAGATGATCTTAGAAGTTTAGTTAAAGAGTATTCAGCTCCTGTTACATTTAAAGAACAATATAATAATAATACTTGGATTGATTCTTTTAAACTTCCTACAGATTATTTATACTTAATAAATCAAAGATCAGAAGTTTTTATTAATAATTGCAATCCAATAGGATTTCAATATGACAGTACAAATCCTACTTCTTATTTTATTATGCCGCAATCTAATTTACATGACGGCACTTATATGTTAACAAGATTAACTATGGTGGCAGACCCTTCTAATATTAGTTTAGGAAGTGTAGATTTAAATATAAATCCAGGATATGTATTCCCTCAAGATTTGCAAACTTATACAACTTATTTAAGTAATCCTGCAAATTGGGCTCCTGGAATAGAAATTTATTGGGAACAATATGGAAATTTAGATAACCCAGGATCATTTATTATTATAGTAAATACTGCTATTTATCCATGGTTTCATTCTGATTCATCTACAACTAATGCTGTTTCAGGTAGTAATTTAATAACATCATTAGTTTCAGTTATGCCTTCATCTAATAATAATGTAAATGATGCCGGAAACTCAGTAGTTTATGGACAGTTTAGTGAAAATACATTAGGGACAAGAAGAATTCCAATTTTATTTTCAGGAAAAGAATTTTCAGTAAATAAGTTTATTCAACAAGATGATATATTTACACTTTTAAAAGATCCATTTAACACAACAAAATACACATCTCCTTTAACAACTGTCAGAGGAGAATATATAGATTTATACACAAGTGATATATTTATAATAGACAAAGTAAAAATAACGTATATAAGAAACCCCGCCCAAATTTCACTATCTTTGGGGGTTAGTTGTGAGTTGCCAATACATGCTCATCAAGAAGTTGTAGACATGGCAATAAGCAGCATATTAGAGGGCATTAGTGACCCTCGATACCAAACTCACCAAGCTGAGGTTAGTAAAAATGAATAAGTAATAATTAAAAAAAATTTAAAAAAATGGCAAGACAACTTTTAATCGGAAATAATGTTGCAATGGCGTACGCTTCAGGTGTA